CGTAGATAGCTAGTATTTCATCCATTTGGGCTTTGTCCTTAAAGAACACGCCGATACATATCTCGCTTCTATAACCCATAATCTTCTCCTATTTCGCCGCGCCCCATGCACGTGTCGCATACTTCTACCTTGGATACGAACCCACCCACATCATTTTGGAATGAGCGAAGCGACCAATAGTCATACTCCACCTCGCCCGTTCCGTTACATTCGGGGCATAGGGGTTTCCTGCCCATCTCTTCCCGTAAGCCATTAATTTTATCTATCATTTAGCTGCTCCGTGGTTACGTGAACTACCTTGCCAACAGATGGCACGGCTCGTTTGTTATTAATTACTACCCACAACACAGGGCAAGACCACTCACCCCAATCGCCGCCAAGGTAACCATCAGTGACTACTATTGCACACTGCGGCTCAATCTTATTTTCGTTGATGAATTTAGGGACACACTCAACCATTGTCCCCCCACCACCTACGGGCTTGGTGCGTTTGGTTATGTCGTCGTATTCATGCGGGGCATACACTTCATGCCCAACAACTTCTGTATCCCAATACATTACATGGAGTTCTGTTGGACGCAGCGTTGAAGCAATAGCTGCCATCTCTGATTGAATAATGCTTATCTCTCTGTTCCCAATGGAACCAGACATATCGTTTGCATTTACGATGGGCCCAACCCTTTCGGCGTAGCTGCTTGGCATATAATATCCAGCTGCCATGTAGCGGCGGTTAGGTTTCTTGAATGTAGGGATATCGCTTCCTGCACAAGTTGAGGTTACGAAGTCACGCATGACTTCCACCCAATTAACCTGTGGCTCTAGTAACTCACCGAACAAACGATCTCCACCCGAACCCAGCTTACCACCTAGCAAGTGACCTTGACGAACTGCCTCGTCTATATCGCGTTCGAGTTCGGCGATCTCCTCGGCGGTCATTTCCTGTGCGCCTTCCCAGTCGTGTTCATCGAAGCCAGTGTCTTTACCACCGTTACCCTTCTCATTGTCTGGATCGTTTGGATCGTATATATCCCAAAAGATTTTAGCGGTATCCCACCCCTTATACTTAGGGTCATAGCAACCACCCTCGGGCATAATAACAAACCCTTCTCCTCCATCGTGCTCGGTGATCTCGAGGTTGATGTTGTGATCCATTGCTACGTTAGCGCAATGCGCGTTGATACGTTGTAGATGTTGCCATGTTATTAAGTGACGCTTGGCTTTGTGCATCTGCTCATGCAGGTCTACGTATCTTAGATTGGGGTCACTCCACTTGGCCACTGCTGCGCGGCCAAACACTACGTCCTTACCATTTGTGTATGCAGTAGGAGTTTCGTCGCATATGCGGCGCTCGCCTACCATTAAGACACCGCCAGTAGTAGCCCACTTTGGGTGAGCCATAATGGTTACCGCGGATTTCTGTATCCGCTGCTCCTCTGTTAACGCTGATAGTTGAAACATTTTTCTCTCCTTAAAAGCGGATTTAAATACGTATTTAAATCCCTATACATCTGCTCTAAACATATGTGCGTTCTGCGCTGCCCATGCTGTGAACCGTGAGTTAGTCATCACCATGCTTTGACGGACTGCGTTATAGTTCTTACTGCGAACACCATTCGCAAACATACCTTGTGCCTCTGCACTTAGACGCGGCATATACTGCATCCACGCGTCCAGCCATTCACGCTCTATAGAAGCAAGTGTCCGATATACTACCATGCAGGTAGCGGCTGCGCTCGTTGGAACCTTGGCTGTATGCGGATCATCTTTTATAGATTGCAACGTAGGTAACTGATCTGCCATCTTCACGAATGCCATGATATCCATCGCTGCACGTTCACCGACTGTGCCGATACCCGCTGCGGTTACGGACATATCATCTAGTAGGTGACGCTTGTTAAGTATGTTGCTGAACTTATGTAGCGAACGCGGTGTGCAGAACGCCTTACGTACAACCTTGGGATGGAAGATAAAAAGGTTGTCATCTGGGCTCTTCACATCTTCGAAGTGTGCAAACACCTGCGGGTTATCTTTAGTAAACCCTAGTAACGCTGGGTTAACGTTGTTGTTGATACCCCACTCGATCCACTCGATGTTAGTCATACCCCGTGCTTGGAGGGTTGTAATGCGGTTGCGTTGGTGTGCCTGTAGTATGTCGCCAACACCCTCGGCTCCAAGGTTGGTAGTCCCAAAGACTATGCTGTCTGGGTGTAGTGTATATCCGAACGCTTTCTTCTCATACATAAGACGCGACATGGTATTCTTAATCTCCCTGTCTGCCTTACCAATCTCGTCTAGCATAAGGATGATCGGCCCCTTTAGATGCAGACCTAGCTCCTCGTGTGGGATCATGGTTACATACCCATCTTCCTCGGCTTTGGTAAAGAACGGCAGAGCTGCATCACCTGCTGTCTTAGTAGTCGCGTCGAAGTAGATAGGTGTATGTGTCGGTAACTGATTGGCTACCATATCTAACAACGCTGACTTCGCGTAGCCCATGCGACCTTCGACAAGGAAGAAGTTAGTTGCTCCTGTGTTTACGATGATGTTTGTAAGTTGGTCTAAGCCTAGGGCATACATTGATGTTGCTGAAGACATTTTTATTCTCCTGAATATTGATTAAAGATTAAAGTTAGGCGAGAGGACTAAGTCCTCTCTATTAGAAGTCTAGTGATGGTAAAGCGGCAATGATCTCGTCCACTGAGCGTTTAGTTTCGGCGCGGACAAACTTGTCGTCGCGCAATACGTCAGGCGTTACCCCACGCAAAGTATTCTCTAGTCTCCGCTGCATCAGCTGCATATGCGGATCGTTTGTTAGGTTACACGTATTCATAATACCAATCACATCGTGGACGTGTGTGACCAATGTATCGTGGAATGTTTTGACGCCTACCTTCCTAGTGCGTGTAGCACCATTCTTTGTGATATATGTCTCGACCTCGCCAGTGTCGGTGTAGTCTAGCTTGTCTGACATACTTGATAAGGATTTAAATGCTCGCTGCCATATGTCGTTCATCGCTGAAGATACACGTGCGTTCGCAGTGTTAATACATTGCTTGTATAGTATCTCGTTTGCTTGCGCCCCGAGTGCCGTGCGTGGGTCACCACTGATATCCTTGATAACCTCGACGTCGATGTTGAAGTAGAACTTACGCAGGATAGACGACAACGCTGGGAAATCTTCTGGCTTATACATATCCCCCAACGATGCTTGTGCTTTGATACCTGCCCACTCATACTTAGCTGCGAACGCAGGTACGAGTTTATCTTGGAAGTATGTTTGCTTGGCGGTTAGCTCGTCTAGGTATCCACTAACAATCTTTGATGTCAGCGCCAGACGTGGGCCACGGTCATGCCAAGGTAATGTTTGGTGTGCATGCCATTGCCGCGTTACTGCGGCGAAAGACTTAATAGCTTCTAGCTCGGGTAGCTTGCCAAGTAGTGACTTGATTGACTTGACTGTGCCCGTCTCTGCGCCAAAGGCTGCTTCGGTAGCTTTCGACACGTCCCTGTCCCGTGCTTCCATGGATGGGTATCCGATAGTCACGTTGACTAACATGAATGACGACGCGATTGACGGTAGCGAAGCGGTGATATCGTTTAATTCTTCTACGTTAGTCGCATCGACTAAGTTTGTATGTGTATCTAATTGAATGTTCATTGTGGCCTCCTAGCCATGTTTTAGTTCTTTACGTTGATGCCTTTGAGTTCTTCTAAGTTAGTGATTAATACGTAATTCGATTTGTGCATGGGAGCGATAGTCCAGCCCATCCTTGCTTCCTTGGCGTAACCCTCGCCACACGTAAGACATACGTGATACCCTAACTTGGCACGGCGTGGGTCAACCTCGGTGCCGCAATCGGAACATGAGTGGTATAGTTT